AACACCGACAGTTACGCTTGATGAAAGCGATCTTGCGTCTGGATTGACTGTTAGCACCGCTATTTCGGCGCGTGACAGTTTCAACGCTATCAAAGGGCAGTTTATTAGCCCAGCCAGCGACTATCAAGCCACAGATTATCCTGCGATTACTAGCAGCACGTTTGAAACCGAAGATGGCGGTGAACGCCGTTATCTGAACCTTGATCTGCCGTTTACTGACAACGCGGCACGCGCACAGCGCATTGCAAAGCAAATCTTATATAAAAACCGGCAAGAGATTGCCTTGCGTGCAAAATTCAAGATGAGTGCGTTCCAGTTTCAAGTTGGCGATACTGTGATGATCACAAACACGCGGCTGGGTTTTACTAACAAGGTCTTTGAAATTGTTAGCTGGAAACTGAACTTTGGCACAACCGAGGTCACTGTTGACTGCGAAATGGTTGAGACGAACAGCGCGGTTTATGATTGGGCGGCTGAAGAAAGCGATTTCCAGCAAGACAATACCACCTTGCCAAACCCGTTCAATATTCCAGCACCAACAATTTCACCATCTGACACGCTGGAACTGTTTAATCAGCAAGCCATTTCGGTGCTGATCGCAGACGTTGAAAGCACCAGCATCTATGCGCGGCAATTCGAGGTGCAAGCAAAGCTGTCAACAGATACAGTTTACAAGTCATTGGGCATCGGTTCCGGTAACCGCTTTACGCTGGTCAACGTAAAGGCTGGTGGCACTTACAACATCCGCGCAAGGTCAATCAACGCGCTTGGCGTTAAATCTGCGTGGGCAACGGCTAATCACACGATTGTCGGGCAAGCTGCGGCTGCATCTGACGTTACTAATTTCAGCGTCAATATCATTGGCAAAAATGCCGATCTAAGCTGGACAGCATCAACCGATCAAGATTTGTCGCATTACGTCATCCGGCATTCACCGCTATTGACCGGCGCGACATACAATAACGCGCAAACAATCGTCAAGAAAGTGCCACGCCCGACTAACACTGTCGTTGCGCCAGCTTTGACCGGCACATATTTTGTTAAAGCAGTCAACAAATTTGGCATCCAAAGCGCAAGTGCAGCAAGCAGCGTGGCATTGGTCGATCAAGTTGATGACTTAAACCTGAGCGATACAGTGTCAGAACACAGCGATTTTCTTGGCACAAAGACCGATTGTATTTTAATCGATGACGTTTTGCGGCTGGATACGACTAACCTGTTTGACAGCGTTGCCGGAAATTTTGACGATGCGGCTGGATTGTTTGGCGGTGGTTCTGGTGATGGATTTATTGCAAGCAGCGGCACATATGACTTTGCGAACATCATCAACCTTGGCGCGGTATTTACAGCACAAGCCAGCGCGGTCTTAAAGGTGTCGCAGCTATCTATGCACACCGGCACACCGGCAAGCGGGGCGACTGACGTTGATTTATATGTCAGTACCACGCAAGATGACCCGACTGGCAGTCCAACGTGGACTGCTTACCGGCAGTTTGTTGTTGGAACCTATACCGCAAGAGCGTTGCGCTTTAGGGCGGTTCTGACAAGCACTGACAGCGCAGAAACACCGGCTATTTCAGAGTTGACCGCAGAAATGCGTTTGCCAACTAGAACGCAAAGCGATAACGATATTCAAAGCGGCGCGGGATCAAAGGTTGTGACCTTTACCACGCCATTCAAGGCACTGAACGCGGTGTCAATTTCTGTCGGGGATATGCAGTCGGGCGATTATTATGCTATAACTAGCAAGTCTGCATCTGGGTTCACGATCACGTTTTACAATAGCAGCAACGCAGCGGTGGATCGTTTATTTGATTACGTTGCAACGGGGTTTTAAATGTCACAGCACGATTTTAATATTGCCAACCAGACTTTTCCTAGCTTTCGGTCAGATTTGAACGATGCGCTGCAAGCTGCGGCGACCATTAGCGCGGGTGCAACAGCCCCGACAACGCCATACGCTTATCAACTTTGGTATGACACTGCTAACGAAAAATATATGATTAGAAACGCGGCAAATAGTGCGTGGCTAAATTTTGTTGGCATAGATACAAATGGAAACGTGGATGTCACAGGTCAAATAGACGTTAATAGCGCAGCAAGAATTGATTCAAGCGGCATTGTCAAAGCTGCTAATGGTACAGAGGCTGCACCAACCCACTCATTTTTAAATGACCCTGACAACGGTATGTTTAGGGCTACAACAAACACTATTGGCTTTTCAACTGCCGGTACAGAACGCCTCCGCATCACAGCGGGAAGCGTGGGCATTAACCAGACCTCGCCTCTTAGGTCTTTACACGTTGTTGACGATTCTGCTGACCCTTTAATTGTTGAAAGAAGCACTACCGGAAATACTGCAATTCGCGTAACAGATGACACAGACACTGTTTACTTTGGGATGCCGACAGGCGGTGGCTTTGCGGTTGATGATGACGCTAATTTAGCTGATGGCCCGTGGTTAAAAATTGACACATCAGGCACGGTCAGAAAGCCCTACCAGCCATCTTTTTCGGTTGTTAAAACAAGTGACCAAACTTTAAGTACTACCGCTAATACAACTATCACTTGGGAAACAGAACTTTGGGACACTAATAGTGATTTCACCAAATCTACAAACCTATTCACTGCGCCGGTTACTGGAAAATATTATTTGCAAGCACAGGCTAGAATAGACAATTTTGACACCGCCGCAGGGCACTACCAATTTCAAATTGTAACTAGCAATCGAACAAGACAAGAAATTATTGACCCTAATTTTACGAGTGACCTTACTTATTCTACAATGTCTCTTAGCGGCGTATTTGATATGGACGCTGGTGATACTGCTTATGTTAGTATAAACCAAAACGGTGGCACAGCAAGCCACGTTGAAGATGGTCAGAGCTACACCTCTTTTTCTGGATATTTACTTGGCTAATCGGGCGAAACAACCCTGCTTAAAGGAGCAAAATAATGGCTATAACAGTTACAATTAATATTGACGACACAGACCAAGCGGTTCTGTCGAATGACTTACTCAACATTGACGAGTGGGTGCAAGGCGCAGTCACTGGCAAAATCAACAATTGCTGGAAGCGGATGCAGCAAGATTGGACACAGCGGTTAATGGATGATGAAACATTCACCGGCAGCATCCCAAGCAACAAAGCTGACTTTGTGGCAATGATTACTGCAAGAGATGATTACCAAACCCGCGCTGAGCGTGATGCGGCTGAAGAAACTCCGGCTGAAGGCGGCGAATAATGAACGAAGAAAACAAGGTCATTATCGATGTTGCGGCTGGCACAGGCACATTTGCTGCGTGGATTGGAATGATGCCCGACATTGTGGCCTTGTTTACTGGCCTTTGGGTGCTGATCCGCATCTGGGAAACCGACACAGTTAAGTTTTTAACTGGTCGCAAAGACGATGTTTAAGGCAATCGTGCTGGCTTGCGTTATAGGCGCACCGACTGATTGCATAGAATTTCATTCGATTATTTACAGTGAAACAAAACAGACTTGCAAAACTCGCGCATTGGAAATGTCGCGTGATATTGGGGAGCTTGTTAATTTGATGCCGATGAAGTGGCGGTGTCAGCCTTTAAAAGAAGGGCAGCTTGCCAATGGAACCGATTTCAACCGCGTTGGCGGGTATCTCGCTGGTTAAAGCCAGCGTAGATTTCATAAAAACCCACATAAACACCGCCAAGGATATTGGTGAGATTGCCGGTCAGATAGATGCGCTGTTTACCGGCCAAAAACAAGTGCAGCAAGCCAGTAATCGCAAATCCGGTGTTGGTTTAGCCGATCAGTTTGGCGTGCAGTCTGTTGCAAAGGAAATGATCGATGCAAAGCTTGCGGCAGAACAGATTGCCGAAGTTGCCAGAATGGTTGATTTCCGCTTTGGTCACGGCACTTGGGCTGCGATACTGGCAGAACGTGCAAAACGGCTGCAAGAAGCAAAAGAAGCGCGTGCAAGGGCGAGAAAGCTGGAACAGCAACGCCAACAAGAGATGATTGAAAATCTGAAATTTGGGGCTATTGTTATTGGCTGCATTGTGGTTATCATTGGGCTGTTTTTGGCTGTAATGATAGAGGCGGCATCTGCTATTGTTAAATAGTGCCACCACAACGGGATTGATGGGAGAACATATTGCTTTGTGTTCGATATTGTCTATGGGCTGGAAAGCAACACATTGCCCGATGGATCGAATTGATGTGCTGGCATTCCTTGATCAGACTTTTTTACGCATACAAGTCAAGACTGCTAGTTTATTGGGTAATAAAGATGGTCGATCTCCGCGTCACCATTTCCAAATGGGTCACGGTTGCAAAGCGAAACATTTGCCAACGAAAGAAGATTATGATGTTTTGTGCCTTGTTTCACCCGATGCCAGAAGGTGCTTGTTCTTGCCGGTTACGTCAGTACGGCAATACAGTATGCGCTTGTCGGCCACGCGCTTTACTGAAGATGCGGAACGCGATAGCTGGGCTAAAACGCTGGCTGTTGTTTTGGAGATGAGAAAATGAATATGGATCAACTGCGCGAAGAAATAGCCAGCGATGAGGGCGTGCGGCTAGATATTTATTTGGATCATCTGGGCTTGCCCACCGTTGGCATAGGGCATTTGATCCGCGAAGCTGATGGGGAACACGGCAAACCTGTCGGCACGCAGATCACACCGGAACGCTGTCGCCAGCTATTTGCGCTTGATATCGCTGTTACTGTTGAGGATTGCCGGTCGTTGTTTGAAAACTGGGATGATCTACCGGAAGAATGTCAGCTAATCTTGGCAAATATGGCGTTTAACTTAGGCAGAAGCCGGTTGGGTCGTTTCCTCAAGCTGCGGGCAGCTATAGCCAATTATGACTATGATGAGGCTGCAACCCAGATGGCCGACAGCAAATGGGCAAGGCAAGTGCCAAATCGGGCTGGCCGGTTAATTGATCGGATGAGGGCGATTGCAAATGACTGATGAAAAGAAAAAGATCATAAGCGCAGATATTGGCAACAACAGCTTTGAACTTATTTTGCGGATTTTGGGCAATGAATTTGTGGCTGTTAAAATCGGGTCGTCTAATTTCAGCGGCAAATTGATCGTGGGCGGTATCTTGTTGCTGTTCTTTACGCTGGTTCTGATGGAAATGTTTGGCTTCAATAAAATGATAGGGGCAATGTAATGCTGGCGGTACTTGGTAAAATATTAGGGTCTGGTGATGTTATTCAGCAAGGGATGAAGCTGATTGACGATATGCACACCAGCGATGAAGAAGCGATTGCAGCTAAAAGCAAAGCAAAGATTGATCTGATGGGTGCATATGCGCCGTTTAAGATCGCGCAGCGTTATCTTGCATTAATGTTTGGGATTACGTTCTTGGGCAGTTATGTGCTGGTTCTGGCAATGACAATTAGCGGTCAAGGCGATCCAGATGCGGTCACTAAAGTGATGGAACAATTCAGCATCAATTACGCGATGCTGATTATTCTAGGCTTTTACTTTGGTGGCGGCGTTGTTGAAAGCTTCCAGCAACGTCCGAAGAAATAGGCAAGGCGGCTATTCCAGCCGCCAAACCCGCCAACCATTGCCGTCCATTTTGCGCGTAGTATATTTTAGGCCGCGATAACGCAGCGCGTCACGCAATGACATTGCCTGTTCATAGGTTTCGCAAAGCACGCTGTCGCCAATCTCCATATCATTGATAATTTCAATCTTGCTGCGACCGGCTGGCGGCACTGGTATGTTTTTTTCGATTTGCATTTAAAATATCCAATCTTTCCCGAAAGCATCCAAGATGCAGAATTTGTTTTGCGCCATCTACAATCCAATCGGGATCACTAAAGCGCAAGGTCTTGTCGCACCATACGCACCGACCTTGTGCATTAGAGGCCGGTGCATATGTTGGTTTTTTCTTAGAACGGGATCGCATCTGCTAAAGGCTGCATCTGTTCTGCGCGTGGCGCATCCTGTTCTTTTGGCGGCATCGGATCGCTGATTGCAGCCGACATATATTTGTTGCCAGCCGCGCTTTCGCGTATCCACAACGCAATGCGCTTTTCAACGCCATCCACATTGATCTTGCCAGTATAGTCTGGCTGATTTTCGGCGGTCTTGTCGTTGTTCTTAAAGATCGCGCCGCGATTGGTGTTGTCATATTCAGTCATTTTGCAGTTCTTCCTTCCGTTTACTAAACATTGCAATTTGATCGGCTGGTGCTTTTATGCCGCTGGCACCATACAGCTTTGTGTAAAGCGCGTTTACATCACGCACACTTTTACACGCATCTAATTTTTCAGCTAAAACATCGTTGGAGGCGGCACCGACTGCCGGAGTGGATGCGACAGCCGGTGCCTTTGGTTTAGGCTGCGAACGGGAGGGAAACGCGCCACCACCGCTGGCAAGATTACCATCATCATCATTGCTATTCAATCCGAACATCGTCAACAAACTTGCCCTGCGGAAATATGTCACGCAGCTAATAAATGATTGCGGCGTGTCTTTTTCTGGGCTGATCTGCAAAAAGCTACTGATCTTTTCGCCAGTCTCCAAATGCACCACAGTCGTCACCAGCGCACCGTCTTGGAAATATTGTGCAAATGACAGCCCATATTCGGGCAGCACATCAAGCGCGGTCAGCACATCTCCAAGCGTTGAATATTCTGATTTGAACATCGGGTTCTTGCCAGACTTGCCGACACTTGCAGCCTTTCTAACATCGGCTAATGCCGCGTGCAGTTTTAGATTTTCCATAACTCTTTTGCCCTTTCAAGCCATTCGGTTTTCATTTTCCACTGGTACATATGACCCCAATCGGGATCGGTGATTGATGCCAGCACCTTTGGATCGGTACTGACGCGCAATAGGTTTTGCCGGATCAATGCTTTTTGGCGCATTTCATTCAGCGCGTGATTAATGCCGTCTGCTTGCAATTCTTCGCAGTTGTATGCGTTGAAGATCACCGCATCGTGTTCTGCTATATAAATAATTGATGGCGTGACGCGCAGCGCGTGCCAGTAAATAGCAGCTTGGCATATGTGGGCAAACTCCGGCTTTTTAGGCAGTGTTGCCTTTGCCCAGCCTTGTGACCCGTCTTTCAACAGCTTGGTCTTGCGCGGTGCT